ACGACATGTCGACTCCTGGGAAGATAGTAAAGCGCGGCCCCTGCGGCCCCTGCCAACTCCCCAGGATTCGAGCCCAGGGGCCGGCAGGAGCCGAGCTATAAGCTATCAGGGGGCGTCGGAAAGGATCTCGACTCCGCGGGCGTCTTCGAGCACTGCAACGCCCCAGTAACCGTGCGCCACTACCTCGCTCGTCGCGGCGCTGGCGTCGCGATCAAACTCGATCGCAAGCCAGTCGTTCACGTTAGCGAACGCAGCGTTGGCGCGCGGCGGCGGAACCCGACCGGTAGCCCAGCCGATCGCACCGGTGCCCCACATTCCGCTCTTCACGTCGGCGGCGGTAGCGTCGATGTATGCAGAGGTGAACACGTCCACCCCGGCAAACGAGCCGGCGTAGCCCTGGCCCTTGATCTGGAGCATATCCTGCGTTGCAGCGATGTATTGCGTCGGGCCGGTCTCGGAGCGGATCGACTCCTGCAGATCAGCCAGCGCCCGCGGTGCCAGAAGCGCGCAAAATGGGCCTGGAACGCTGCTAATTTCAAGCTGATAGATGGCCGACATGAACGTATCCACGGAGAGATCGACACCGGTCGTCCCGACAGCAGAGCTGAAAGAGTCGATTGCAGCTGCAATATCATCCATGACGCCAAGTCGCGCGGCGGTCACCAGGCTATTCGCCAGCGTGTTAACCGAGATGTCCGAGCCGCCGCGGCTGGTCAGCTCGGCGAGGTCAGAAATATCGCGGCGCAGCGCGTGGCGAACTACGGCGATTGAAACGCTTGTATCGGTGAGTGGCGACGCACCCACATCGGTATTCTCCGCTGCAGTGGCGGCGAGGTGATCGTTCGCCAGTCCAGCGAAGCCGACCTGCATCGTGTCGGAACCAAAGCCCGAGACCGAGCCAAGATTCACGATGTACGGCGTGTCGATGATATCGGAGGTGTCTTGCAGGATGGTCAGGACGTCTAGCGCAAGGCGCGCAGCCATGCGCAGGTCGCCGCCGACGTCGAGGGTCGAGTGAAGGATCGTGCTCACGGCAGATCTCCTATGCGTGGAAGGGTGATCAGGCCGCGGCGGTTACGTCGCCAGTCGAGGGAGCGGGGCAGATACGATGCCAGCGGGTGAGTACAGCCTAACACGTGCCGAGGAGCCGTGCTGTCGGCTATAGTCACGAGACCCAGGAGGAACCATGCCCACAGAGAGAGACGCCGACTACTGGCATATGCCCGGCACCGATGACCTCGCCCACATTCGCGCGCAGAGCGGGCGCGTTATCGTGCGCGTGCTCACGCCACGCGGGCGCGAATATCGCTGGCGATCAAAAGACTCGTTCTCGATATACGACTGTGATGCGGACGACTGGTTGAGGACAAAGGGCAACCATCGCCGCACCTGGCCGACCGTCGAGCGTGCCGAGCGCTGGCTCGCCGAGCAGTAGCCCGATCGTCTCGCGGGTATCCGTTGCATTCAACGGGGGGTCGCGTTATGCTTCCTGCATCCCAGGAGGACACCGTGGCACTACTTCTTCGCCTTGACGACCGCGCACCCGCATCCACCGCCCGCACCATCGAGGACCCGGCCCAGGCCGCGGCGCTTCGCATGATCGCCGCGCGGCAGGCGCTCGAGGAAGCGCAAGCCGAGTATGCGCTCGCACACGAGGAGATGATTCACGCCGTCGCCGAGCGACGCAAGGCCGCGATGGCTGCAGGCAACACAGACCACATCGCGATCGTCGTCGCCGGTCGCAAGGTGCGGATCTCTTGGCCGGCCCGATTCAAGTCGATCCCGCGGCATAACGAGCCCGCGCTTCGTGCTGCGTTCGGCGTCGACTATGAGCGCATCGTCGACGACAAGCGGCGCGCCTCGATCAAGGCGACGCCGGCGCAACTACGCAACGCGCTGGGCGAGGACTTCGCGAAGATCGAGCGCTTCGTGAAGATCGACGACACGCTGCGCCCTAGCAAAAACGTGTATGCAGAACTCGCACGGCTCCGCTCCGAGGGCTACACGGAGCGCGCGCGCGACGTGCAGACCCTGCTTGACGCCACGGCCTGGGCGCCGAACGTGACAGTCGAGCGATGATCAAGCCGATCAGCGGAGGGCGCCCGCATAACGCCCTATACCAGCGCCTCGCCGCCGACCCTGCCTGGATGTGTCAGGCGAAGGTCGACGGCTGCCGCGCGCTCTGGGATGGTCACGAGCTCCGCACGCGCAACGGGCAACGGCTCGACGCGCCGGCAGAACTGCACGGCATCTCGGAGCGCATCGACGGCGAGTATCTGCGCGGCGTGTTCTATGCCTTCGACCTGGTCGACCATCCCGGCACGCTCGACGAGCGCTGGACCGCGCTGCAGGCGCTCGGCATCCAGACGATCCCGGCCTGGGTGTCATGGCGCGACGTGACGCGGAACCAATGGGAGGGCGTGGTATTCAAGCGGCGCGACTCGGTCTATCCGCGCGCCAGGAAGAAAACCACGCCGAGCTGGGTCAAGTTCCGGGCCTAGTCGCACTGATACAGCGACTGCACGCGCTCGACGCCTTCGGGCGTTACGAGCAGCGCGTAGCTCGTAAGCGTCGCGACGATCGAGCCGAAGACCAGGCCGACGAGGAACGCGACGATCACGCGGGCGACTCTCACCCGCCCGTTAACCACGGGTGAGCGCGGAGCGAGGCCATCGCCTCGGCGCGCTGTGCACCCTTGGGAAGCCGCTGCACCGCCTCGAGCTGCCGCAGGTAGTCTTCGCGCGTGCCAGTCGTCGCTGGTGTCGGTGTCGGGCGTGCGCCCGCGTCGCTGGCCGGGAGTCGGCGCGTGTCGGTCGCGCTCGGCTGCAGTAGTCGCGATACAATCGGATCCTGGCTGGCACCATCGGCGAGCCACGCGGCGAGGCTTGGCGCGTCTTCGCCGAGCTTCGCGTGCCGAGACAGGATGACCTCCTGGGTATCGGTGTCGGTGATACCCGCGCCGAGGAATGCCCGCTCCTGGGTCCAGCTCGTCGCCTCGGCATCGTACCGGCTCCGCAGCTCGGTCAGCGCCGTCTCGTGCTGTGTCGACAGCGCGCGCGCCTCTTCGAGCTGTTGCGCAAGTTCCTTTCTCTCGGCGATCAGCGTGCGGATTCGCTCGTTTGCACCTGACTCGGCGGCAGGTGCTTCGGGCGCGGGTGCCGGCTCTGCGGCGGGTGTCTCTTCGGACATGGTCTCTCCTGGGTCTAGTCGCGACGGCTCTGCGGATACCGGTCGCGAATGTAAGCGTTAAAATGCGCGCCGACGCTGCTCGCGTCGATCAGCGCCTCAAAGGCGCGCTGCGACACGCCGAAGTAACTATGCTCCCGCCCGTCCTGAAAGGTGATACGCAGCTCGCCGTCATCCCACACGGCGGCCTCGATCGCCGACGAGTCCAGCCCTAGTGCCTCGATCATGCTTCGTCCTCGTAGCGCTCACGGTCGGCGGCGACCTCGGCGACCTTCGCCCGTGCCTCGGCCTCGGAGACTCCGTAGATCTTCGCGTACAACTGCACCGCAGAGATCACGCCCTGGTCCTGTAGCGCCTTGTTCTCTTCGGAGGCGAGACGGCGAGACGCGATCAGATTGTACTCTGCGGAGAACTCGAACAAGTCGCGCTTAATCTGGCGCAACTTAATGCGCGCCTCCTCTTCGGACACCCCGTAGATCTTCGCGTACAACTGCACCGGCGATGCTAAGCCCTGCGACTGTAGCGCCGCGTTCTCTTCGGCCTGCACCCGGCGTTCCTCGAGGGACAGCGGCAGCCCCGGATAGTGCAGGTCGTATCCGCTGGTCGGCAAGGCCTCCGCACCGGCGACGCCGTGCGCCTTCGCGACCGCGGCGGTAACGCCGAGCAGCGCGCGATCAGCTCGACGGAAGCCGGGCAGGTACCGGCGCTGCGCGTGCCGTTGCCCGTCGCGGGTGATCTCGATGGCATAGCCCGATCGGGCGTCGGAGTGCCGCCGGCTCACGTCGGCGGGGCTGACGTCGAACTCGACGGCCAGGTCGCTTGCATAAGCGCGGATCGCGTCGCCGAGCGACAGCGGGTCACCGCCCGGCGCCCATTGACCGATTTGCGGTGTGCCATCGGCGCGGCTCTGCATCTGTAGCAAGGCCGCGGGATTGAGGGCGACATACGGCCCGCCCGCTGGGTCGCGGTTGTCGACGGTGACGCCGCCCACGTGCACATCGACGGCGTATCGCTGCGGCCAGCTCGAGTCCCGCACGATCGAACTCCAGAAGGTCCAGAGCACGGCGACCATCAAGCTACCCTGAAACAGCTCCGAGCCGTAGAAGGCGTCGAAGAGACGGCCCGTGCGCTGCGCATGATAGAAGCCGAACGGGAGCACGGGTACGCCTTCGTCGTCGCGGTACGGGTAGGCCGGGCCGATCAGGCCGGGTGAGCCGGCGACCTCGACGGTAATATCGACGCCGGCCTCGGTCTCGATCCGCCACTGCGGCATCATTGGGTCGCTCACGTCCCATAGTTCCCGCGTCCAGATCACGTCGTTGCCGACGCGACGCGGGCGGTACTCGTAGATCGTCACAGGCTCGTCTGGGTTGTCAGGCCTGGCGACAGCGTGCAGGAGATGCGCCGGCACTTGTCGGAAGCG